AAGAGGTCTTACAACTATTCACGGATAAGATTTATCGAAACTGGTTTTATGAGAGGAACTTTACACAATGATATTAGTAGATTTAAACCAGGTTTTAATTTCAAATCTTATGGCACAGACTAGAGGTCAAGGTGATGTAAAACCAAACGAAGAAATGATAAGACACATGGTGATGAACTCATTGCGTGGCTTTAATCAAAAATTTAGAAACAAGTACGGTAATATGGTACTTTGTTCAGACGCCGGCAATACATGGCGTAGAGATATATTTCCACAATACAAGTATAAAAGAAAGAAAGATAGAACTGAATCAGCTTTTGATTGGGATAATATCTTTGATATACTTACCAGAATTAAAAACGAATTAAAAGAAAACTTCCCTTATGTGATGATGTACGAGGAGAAGTGTGAGGCTGATGATATAATCGCCATACTAACAAAGTATTATTATCAACATGAAAAGATTATGATTGTGTCTGGTGATAAAGACTTCATACAATTACAATTTTACAAGAATGTTGAACAGTATGCTCCTATACAAAAGAAGTATGTTGGTTTTGATGAAGAAGGTATCAGATTAGACGCCAAAGAATTTTTGTTAGAACAGATTATGAAAGGTGATAGGTCAGATGGTATACCAAATATACTATCTCCAGACGATTGTTTTGTAACTGGTGAAAAACAAAAACCTATGACCAAGAAACGACTTGAAGAATACTCATGTATAGATAATCATACAGATGAGATTAGAACGAATTGGCTTAGAAATAGTAAGTTAATAGACCTAAACCAGATACCACAGGTCTACGAGGATGCTATTATAAATAGTTATCGAAGTTATAAAGTTAATGACCGTAGCAAGTTATTGACATACTTTATTGAAAATAAATTGAAGTCTTTAATGGAAAATATTAGTGACTTTTAACATGGAGAAATAAAATGGCAACACAAAACCCAAACTTGATGTCTAAAGCTGCAATGACAACTATGGCCTCTACAAGTGGTAGTGGTAAGTTACTAATGCACGAAGTTTTGACTAAAGTAAACAACGCAAAAGATAAACCTAAAAAGATTGCTGTTCTAAAAGAGAACGACACACCAGGTTTACGAAGAATCATCAAAGGCTCATTTGATACCAATATCGCATGGGATTTACCAGAAGGCTCGCCACCGTTTATAGCAAACGAAGCACCTGAAGGTACTGAACATTCTTTATTAGAGAATGAATCAAAGAAATTCTGGCACTTTGTTACAGGTGCTGATGTAGCAACATCAAAAACTAGAAAAGAAACTATGTTTGTTCAAATCCTAGAAGCTCTATCAAAAGGTGAAGCTGAAGTTGCAGTAGCAATGAAAGATAAAGAACTACATAAAAAATACAAAGGTCTATCCCAAGCTGTCGTAAAAGAAGCATTTAATTGGAATGACGAATACAAAACACCAGAAGGACCGACTCGTGGTACTTCATCTGGAGCGCTATCTCAATAGCGAATCAACAGTTTAGGGGGTGGTCAACTATGACGCACCCCCTATAATTAGTATAATATACTACAAAACCCTTAAAAAAAGACACAAAATACTACAAAAAAGCGTAAAAAAAGTGAAAAAAGCGCTTGCCTTTGCTGTCATTATAGTGTATTATATACATATAAACGATAACAAAAGGACATATATATTATGAAAAATACTATTGTAATTCTACTGGTGATTTTAAATGTTTTTATTTGGTCTTCGGTTGCTAAAGCTGATGACTATAATACAGCAGTTATAGGCCATGTGATTAAAGAAAAGGTAAGTGGTAACGGTGTTGACACTTCCGTACTAGAAGCAGAAATGCAAAAGTTGGCATATAACTTCGCTTTGCAGATGACAGATATTTTAGAGAAAAACTTACCTGTTATTTTAGAGAGTTTAGCTGCCGAGTTAAGACAAAATGCTGATAGTGAATATAAATGTAAACTATTAGAGGATACGAAGATTGCCGATAAGGAGTGTTCGTAATAATTTTATGGCAAAAAAGTTAACCAAAAAGTTTAAAGATGATGTACCTGAAATACCGTTTACATTTGATTTCTATTTGGTATATTGGGAGGATATTCAATCAGACGCTGGTTGGAAATCATTGAAAGAAATTCAAAGAATGAAACCTGCTATTTGTGTATCTACCGGTTGGTTGGTAAAGAATGATAAAAAGGTTCATGTTTTGATGAGTGACTACAATTATGAAGAAAATGGCGAACTTGCAGATGGTGGTAACACAACAGTTATACCTACAAAGAATGTCATTAAGAAATTCAAAATTGCAGATTTATAATAACTATAAAGGAGAGATATATTATGGCGAGTAAACAAATTGACAGATGGCTTAAATCAGAGATTGAAGCTATACCTGAAAGACTAATTAGGTTTAGAGAAACAGGCAAAGAAAACAAGATGACTTATTACACAGGTAATTGGTCTAAAGATGTTCAGGATAATCTAACTGAACGACAATCAGAAAAACTATTTAAGAAAATGTTTAAGATTCAGGATACTCCTGGTCTAGCTTTCTTTCAAAAGAAAATGTCCCCCATTAAAGTGGGTGCTAATGATTATGATGAAGCAGAAACTATTACTGGTTTCCAATACATTGTAATGAAAACAAATATTGGTGCCTAATGAGAGAGAAAATAAAAACCATTGCACAAACACTAATGGTCGTTGTGACCCTTTTGTTTGGTTGGGGAATATACACCGTAGTTGAGGGTGCGAAAGCAGAAAAGCAAGCTAACTTACTAGAGGTTGAAGTACAAGAAGTTGTTGAAACTTTAGAAGCAATCACTACACACACATTGCCTAATTTTGAGAGAGCAAACAACCAAACTTTTATTGAAAGTACAGTTGCTTGTGTGAGTTATATTTACAACACCACCACAGATGTAATACCTGTAAACCTAGAACTATTAGTTGCTCAGGCAGCCTTGGAAAGTGCATGGGGTAATAGTAGGTTTGCTTTAGAAGGCAAAAATCTATTTGGTATTCGTACATATGATTTAAGAGAACCACATATGTTACCTAGTAACAATCCTAAAAAGTGGGGTGTAAAAGTTTATCAACATGAATGTGATAGTGTCCAACACTATATAAATATCCTTAATAACGGTACAAAGTTTGAAGAATATAGAAAACTTAAACATGAACAAGATATAAACGACCCTTTAAAATTAGTTATGACACTTGACGCTTATGCTTCAGATAAAGATTACTTTATCAAAGTTAAAAGAATTATTAAGATGTTGAGGGAAAATTATACAGTACCAGTAATTAATTAAGGACTACATATGTTAACAATAATAATAGTTTTTTTAAGTGCCATATCTATATCTGTAATAGCAGCTGGTTATTCTATTGCAGGTTTGACGGCCTTATTTGCAGGTGCAGTTGTGCCTATCATTGCTATGGGTAGTGCGTTAGAAGTTGGTAAACTTGTAGCCGCCTCATGGTTGTATAATAATTGGCGCAATAAATTTGTACCACAAACATTAAAATTTTATCTTACCTTTGCAACAATTGTATTAGTTTTTATCACATCTATGGGTATCTTTGGTTTCTTATCAAAGGCACACCTAGACCAGGTACAACCAAATAATAGTAATGCAATTAAGATAGAACTATTAGATGACCAAATTAAATCACAAAAGATGATTATTTTCAGGTCACAGAATACATTAAAACTTTTAGATAAGACACTAGAGAAATACATTGACATGGAATATGTCACAAGAGGTCTTAAAGAAAGAGAAAAACAAAAACCAGAGCGTGACGCATTAACACTTTCTATAAACAATGCTACTGATAAAATATCTGAACTTACAGATAAAAAAGGTGTATTACAATTAGAAGTACAAAAATTAGAAGCTGAAGTAGGACCAATCAAATATATTGCAGAGTTAATATATGGTGATACGGCAAAAGACCATTTTGACGAAGCAGTAAGGTGGGTAATAATAGTATTGATATTTGTATTTGACCCATTGGCGGTTTTATTATTGATAGCTGCCAACATATCGTTGAGAACACGGAGGGAAGGGCAAGAAGAAGTCAAAAATACCAAAAAGGTAAACCTTACCAAAGAATTGGCAAAAGAGAAGGCCAAAAGTGCCAAGCTCAGAAAAAAAGAACGAGATTATAAGGGTTTTGTTAAAAAATTAGGTGCCAAAGAACTATCAGACTTGGATCCTGATGAAATTAAACTAAAATTAGACCAGATTATGGACTGGAATGAGAAGTCAAAGCAAGGATAGGGCTTGCCAAACGATAGAAAGTAGTATATAATGTATAACATGATAAGTGAAGAACTAAAAGATAAACGAATCAAAAATGCAGAAAAAATGTGTAGAAATTCTATGTCTGATTGGGCAAAGAACTATTGGTACAATGTCTTTAAACAATTATGTATTATGTACAACCGTGAAGATTACTTTAGAAAGGTGATTAATTAAATTATGAATATATTTTATTTAGATAAAGACCCCATTGAGGCGGCTAAACAATCATGTGACAAACATGTTGTTAAGATGATTGTAGAATCAGCACAGATGTTATCTACAGCACACCGTATGATTGACGGCAATTTATATACAGATAAAACTAAAGCTGGTCGTAATATTAAAAGGTGGAAACACCCTAATCCAAACATGGAAAAAACATTGTACAAAGCTTGTCATACAGGACATCCTAGTACAGTATGGGTTATGGAAAGTGCATACAATTATCATTGGTTATACAAACATATGATGGCTTTGAATACAGAATTTAAAATGAGATATGGTCACATATTAGACCACAAAACAGTACAATTATTAGAGGGTGCATTAATGTATCCGCCTAAAAATATCTCACTAAATACCATTGCAACAGACCCACCACCAGCAATGCCAGATTATTGCAAAATACCTGGTGATTCGGTTGCAAGTTATCGTAAGTATTATATTTTCGAAAAGCAAAGATTTGCTACATGGAAATCTCCGTCAACTGTTCCTGCCTGGTATATTGATGGTGTGAAAGAAGCACAAGAACAGGCATTGATATAAAGGGGAAACAAATGAGTAGAACACATTTAATTAAGGCGTTAAAATCACACGCACAAGGCCATATTGATAAACATATTGCAAATGTAGAAGTACATTTAAAAAATGCTCAAGGTGTAGCTGAACACAGCGACCATGTTGAAACATTAGAAAAAGAATTAAAGTTTATTGCTGAATATGATGACCAATTAGAAATGCTTAACAAATATTTTAAAGAGGACTAATATGAAATATATTTATGGTGTGGCTAGTATTGCAATATTTTTTGGTGCATTAGCTGTAGTTTTAAATTATATGCAAGGAACATTATAGTGCCTACATACGATTTTGAAAATACAAAAACTGGTAAAGTCTGGACAGATATGATGTCAATATCTGAAAAGGAAGAATACCTAAAGAAGAATAAACATATTAAACAACTATTAAATAAGATAAATATTAGTAGTGGTGTTATGGGTGTAGGTCAGATGAAAACTGATGGTGGTTGGAAAGATATGTTAAGTCGTATCGGTGACGCTCACCAAGGAAGTAAAGTACATGACATATACGGTAACAAAAGCACCAAAGACATTAAAACAAGGCAGGTCGTAGAGAAACATAGAAAACGACAGGCTGCACAAAGGAAACAAAATGGCAAGTAAAGATATACCAGATTATATGAGAGGTTTTGATACCACAGATGATTGGGGTATGACGCCAGTATCTAAAACACCAGAAGCAACACCAAGTGTTGACCCTAAATTAGTTGAAAATTCTAATTTAGAAATCGCAAAAGTAAAAGGTGATGTATCTGATATCAAATCTATGATGAATGAGATTATGCAAATTGTGGCAGAAAAAGATACTGTTACGAAAACTGTGACAGACGAAGATACAAAGAAAAGGTTTACTGATATAGAAAAGATAATTTTACCTTTCTTGTATAATTTACAAAAATCAGACGAGCCTTACATTCATTGGCCTAACAGAGGTCCAATTATCAAGGCACAAATTGAGAAGATTCTCAAATTAACAAGGAACTAAAATGCAATCAAATTACGACAAATGCTTAAAAGCAATTTTACACCACGAGGGCGGATATGTAAATCATCCAAAAGACCCAGGTGGTGAAACTAATCTAGGTGTTACTAAACGAGTTTATGTAGAACACGGTGGCACAAAAGATATGAAAGAATTAACAGTTGAAGATGTGGCACCAATTTACAAAAAAGGTTATTGGGATAAAATGAAAGGTGATGATTTACCTGGTGGTTTAGACCTTTGCGTTTTTGACTTTGGTGTAAATGCAGGTCCAGGCCGAAGTGCAAAATACCTACAAACAATGATTGGTACAGTTGCAGATGGTGGTATCGGACCTAATACTTTAAAAGCTGTGAACGCTTATGTAAGTGAACATGGTATTGAGAAGTCTATAGAAAACTTCCAAGAAGCAAGACAAGGTTACTATGAGAAGTTAAGTACCTTTGAAACTTTTGGTAGAGGTTGGACAAGACGAGTTACAGAAACTACAGACTTAGCTAAGACTTTAACTAGCTGAAAGTTAGATGAGAAATATAGGTCAGATAGAGATTATCTAAATGACCTTTATGCCAGAAAAGGCATATAAAGCTTGCCATTCAGTTGTGAATGGTATATAATGGTGATAACGATTAAATAGGAGAATATAATGGCGTTTGAATTTGTAAAACTGGATGAGGCAAAACTTCCAAAAACTAAAGGTAAGCGTATTGACGGATTTAGGTTTTATGACATTGAGGGTCATAATTATCCTTCGGTCACTACAGTATTAGGATATAACACCGGCGATGGTATCAAAAAGTGGCGTGCTTCAATTGGTGAAGATGTTGCCAATTATGAAATGCGTAGAGCTGCTGGTCGTGGTAAAGCGACACACAATCTAATTGAACAATATATTAAAGGTGAAACACCAAGCGAAAGAGCTGTGTTGCCGTTAGGTCTATTCAGACTTATCAAACCTTATGTTGACCAAATTAGCAATGTACACTTGTTAGAAGCAATCATGTATAGTAAACAATTAACACTTGCTGGTCAAGTCGATTGTGTTGCAGAATACAATGGTAAATTGTCAGTAATTGATTTTAAAACCTCTAACAAATATAAGCAAGAGGATTGGGTACAAGGTTATTTCCAACAATGTACTGCCTATGCTATTATGTATGAAGAGCTATTCGGAACTCCCATAGAACAAATTGTTGTCCTTATTGCCTGTGAAGATGGTAATGTACAAACATTTATCAAAGAGAAGAAAGATTTTATTGAACCTCTAAAAGAACAGATACAAGGCTTTTATAAATATTATGAAGAGCTAAACAAAGATAAAATTTCTAACTCATAGACCCTATCTTTGAAGGAGGGCTACAATGAAAATTAAATCAAGGAATATTATGGCAATGTTATCGGGACTTGCTATGACATTATTTTCTATTACTCCTGCCGTTGCTGATGACCATTTTGAATTTTGGCCATCACAAGTACCTGTAATATGTGGTGAAACAAAACCCATGTTAGAGTTTATAGCAAAAGATGGCATGATACCTTTTACTGTATCTTTTGGTAGAGTTGATGGTAAAGAAAGTGGTGCTCTAGCATTTGTAGTTACAATGTGGGTAAAACCTGAATCTACTGAACAAATGGTTTCAATACAGAAACCAGATGGTACTGAAACTTGTATTTTATATAAGAGTTTTGACACTACCGTTAATCCAAATTTTGGCGGTAAAGGTTTAAACTTATAAGAATTAGTCGTTGACGACAATTATGGTAGACATACTGGACGAGGGTGCGAATCCCTCCAGCTCCACCATAAACACATTTACAGAGTGTGCTTATGATGGGGCTGATATTAGGTTTCGACAGGTGTTGAGAAAATTGTAAGAGATTAATAGGTGGCAACCTTAAATGCTAATTAAACGCAAACGATAATACCTTTGCATTAGCAGCTTAATAACTGCTTAGGGTTTTGTGAGTTTTCCTCGTAACAGAATAAACTCACGCTTGACTTTTTATAATAATATGGTATAATGAACACATGAATAGCAAAGAATTTAGTTTAAAAATTGAGAAGATTGCAAAAGAAAAAAGATGTAGTTTAATGGACGCCATTTTAGAATTTTGCAAAGAACAAGACCTGGATCCAGGTACAGTTGGAAGTCTTATTTCCAAATCACTAAAAGAGAAAATCAAAGCAGACGCTATACAGTTAAGACTATTAAAAGGGTCTGCTGACATGCCACAAGGAAAGTTACCGTTATAATGAATATACAATTAATCGACAAAATGGGTGGTGATTTATCAGTTGTAAATGCAGCTCGTGTTTCATTCGCTAAAAAGAAAGATTTAATTGACCAATCAGATGAGAAGTTAATTAAGTACCTTGCAGTCCATGACCATTGGTCGCCTTTCGGACATACTACTTTACAATTTCTAATTAAAGCACCTGTGTTTGTTGCAAGACAACTTGTAAAACACCAGGTCGGTTTAGTATGGAATGAAGTTAGTCGGAGATATGTTGATTCAGAACCAGAGTTTTATACACCATTCATATGGCGTGGTAAACCAGAAAATAAAAAACAAGGTTCAAGTGATAAAGAAATTGAATATGATATTTCTCCTACAATACAATATGTAAAAGAAACATATCAAAACTTGTTAAAAGAGGGCGTAGCACCTGAAATGGCAAGAATGGTATTGCCACAAAACATGATGACAGAATGGTATTGGACAGGTTCATTGATGGCTTTTGCTCGTGTATGTAATTTAAGAAACAAAGAAGATTCGCAAGAAGAAACAAGAATGATAACTAGACAAATGGCTCAACATTTAAGAGACCATTTTCCTATAAGTGCGAGGTATTTACTAGATGATGAAGTTTAAAGATAATTTAACTGATTTTTTTAAGTGGGTCAAAGGTACAGAATTAGTCGAACTAGATGACATAGATGTATCTGAGGATCCAGTAAGACCTGAGCTGACCCTTGGTTTTCGTATTATGCAAGGCCGTAAAATATTTGGCCTGAAATATAATGATGAAATTGAGGCGATTGTCTGTGTTGCATTTTGTCCAGAGGTTCCTCACACGGTGAGAGAAATGGATTACATGTCACAAGCCGCCAACCAAGATGGTCAGCGAGGGCATATTTGTGTTGCTTATACCGTATGGTCTAGGAAACGAGGTGCAGGTAAAGAGATTATTAATAAACTTGCCGAGTGGGCAGATACACAAAATTTTGAAAGATTGGTAACATTATCACCACTTACAACAATGGCTACACATTTTCATATTAAGAATGGCGCCAAACAAGTGCATATAAATGACCAATCGCAAAACTTTGAATACAAATTGAATGAAGATGTATGACGGATTTTCAGTATATAAAACTTACTTGGCCATCAAGTTACATTTTGGTTCGCCTAAGTATGATTACCTCAAATATGAAGGTAAAATCAATGCGAAACTGGATACATTTACATCTAGGAACGATAGGTACTTTTTTCACAAACTCAGCAAGAAATATAAAGAAGATGAAATTGTTGATTTCTTCGTAAGTAATTTTGCAAAGAATGAAAAAGTATGGTCAAAACAATTATTAGAAGATGAATACAATCAAACATTTTTACGGTTTAGAAAGTACAAAGAATCGGTTAACTATCATTTTCGAAGCGATTGTAGCTTACTTAATGATAGGTTTATCGGCGCTGGCATTTCTTTTAATGATGGCTTTGTATCTGATAATGGACAACATCCACGAGTTTTGCGTTTACTTATTCAAGGGAAAATTGATAGCCAGTCCGCCATCATTCTTGATTCAGTATTATCGTATAGCAAGACTTGGAATAAAACAATTAAAGAAAAAGTTGTTTGGCCTAAAATTGCAATGAGGCTTGCCAAACTAAAACCTTTTGTGATATATAATGACACAGAATGTAAATTGATTATGAAGGAGATATTTGTATGAACGCAATAAAAGATTTTTGGTTATCATCTTATCAATCGGATAAGGTGGCATTTTACTACGAGATGGCCAGTTTCATTTTTATACTTGTAGCAAGTATGACAATGGCTCTTACAGCAGATAATCCTGATATGAGATATATCTACCCAGGTTATTTTATAGGTAGTTTAACAGCCGTGTATGCACATTGGCGAAGAAGACTAGCATGGCCAACAATGTTAGTTGGATATTTTACAATAGTAAATGTATTTGGTTGGTTAGTAGCAATGAGATTTATATAGAAGTGGATTATGACAATAGAACCTATTAGAGAAAAACTAGACGAAAAGATTAAACAATTAAATTCTAGTAGAGTATATAAAAAGATTACACCAAAAGGCGACCTATCTTGGTATATTAAATGGACAGGTAGTTTATTTTTAATTGTAGCCATGATGATGACTTCAGCAAATATATTTCCTTTGAACTTATATGTTGCATTAGTTGGTATGACAGGCTGGTTGATAGTTGGTATATTGTGGCATGATAGAGCATTGATTGTTTTAAATGCAGTAAGTGTGGCAATCTATGGTGTAGGTATAATGAACAGCTGGTTTGGTGGATGAAAAGAGTATTTTTAATTGGCAACGGTGGTAGTAGAGATGGTTTTGATTTAAACCAATTGCGACCACATGGTAAAATATATGCCTGTAATGCAATTTACAGAGATGGATTTAGACCAGATGTTTTAGTTGCAGTAGACCATGGCATTATGCACGAAATCTATAATGCAGGTGTAGCTGAAGAAATACCATGTTACTTTAGAGATTGGACCAGAGTGCCAGAGGGTCATTATGAAATGATGAAGTGGGCAGGTCTAAACATGGATGAGAGAGCAAAAGTAAAAAAACATTTTGATAAGTTTAATGAAAATGAAAAAGGTGATAGAACAGAATTTGTAATACACGGTATGAATATGGCAGGTAAAATTGGTATCATAAGAAGATATGAAGATAGACCTGAAACATATGATGTAATGAAAAAAGAAATAGATTTTTCAGATTGTAATGTTAGTTGGGTACATGATGGTGATAAAGCAACCTGTGTACAACAATGGACAAGAGAGAAAACAGAATTTAAAAAAGATAGAGGTTGGGCTGCCGGTCCAACAAGTGGTTTTATTGCTTTAAACGAAGAACAACCAGATGAAGTCTATCTAATAGGCCATGATTTAAGAAGTAACACAAATACGGTAAATAACCTATATGCTGGTACTAGACATTATGTGCCAAAAGAGAACTCACCAACCCCAGGTATAAATTGGGAACAACAATGGTGTAATCTAATCATAGAATTTCCAAAGACCAAATTCTACAAGGTCAATCCAAATGCAGATAGGGGTCCAGATAATGTATCCCAACCGATTGAATTGTGGGGTAGGTTTAAGGATAAACAAGTTTATTATATCGACTATCCTGAATTGCAGGCCAAATTAGGCTTGCCTTTAGGAGAAAATAGTGTATAATAGAACTCATATGCGTAACAAATATAAAATTGCAAGTTTATATTTCTTTCTGGCTGAACATAGCTTAAGAGGGCTAAAGGCATGGGCGAGGAGGGTTATGGCTGAATGGCTGAAGACACCTCGTTTAGTTTCGAGTAAGGACCAATCTTTCATAGACATTGGACTCTTCCTGGAAAATTGTGGGTGCGTTCCAACAAACCCCACGAAAGACGCATATTTTTATAAAGTGAACTTGCAAAGTGTTATAAATAATAGTGTCGATTAAAACAGACAATACGAATACAACAATACGAAAAATATAGGAGAAAATATGGATTTCGAATCATTAAAGACCTCGTCAAGTAACTTTGACAAATTAACTAAAGCTCTGGAACAAAATCTTAAACCAGAGGACCAATCAAACAAAAACAAATACCAAGACGATAGACTCTGGAAAATTGAGATGGATAAAACTGGTAACGGCTATGCTGTTATTCGTTTCTTACCTGCCTCAAACGGTGAAGATATGCCGTGGCAGAGAGTATGGTCACATGCCTTCCAAGATAAAGGTGGTTGGTATATTGAAAACAGTTTGACTACACTTGGTCACAAGGATCCTGTATCAGAGGAAAACACAAGATTGTGGAATACTGGTGTGGATTCTGATAAAGAGATTGCTAGAAAGCGTAAGAGAAAATTATCTTACTACGCTAACATTCTAGTGGTGAGCGACCCAAAACATCCTGAGAATGAGGGTAGAGTTGCGTTATTTAAATTCGGTAAGAAAATCTTTGATAAGATTACTGAAGCAATGCAACCAGCATTTGAAGATGAACAACCTATCAACCCATTTGATTTCTGGAAAGGTGCAAACTTTAAACTGAAATTGAGAAAAGTTGATGGTTATTGGAACTACGATAAATCCGAGTTTGAGGGACCTGCTCCTGTCAAAAGCAATGATGATGAAATCAAAGCTATTTGGGAGAAACAGTATCCTCTAAAACCTTTCGTTGCTGCTGATAATTTTAAGACCTATGACGAACTCAAAGAGAAACTGAATAGGGTAATTTCAGGAGCACGAAGCACAGAAACAGTTGAAATGGCAGACCTCCCGCCTGCTCAGACAGCTGCGCCTGTGAAAAGTGCTGAAGTAGCTCAACCAGCTGCTAGTGAAATGGCTATGCCAGTAGCAAGTGACGAAGACGATACACTTGACTATTTTAGTAAATTAGCAGAGGAAGAGTAAATCTCTCCGCTTTAATACTTTGCCCACCGATAGCAATATCGGTGGGTTTTTTATTGGAAAGCTATATAAATAGTAGTATGGCTAAAACTATATTTGACCCATTAAAGGATTTGCAAGGCGGACAACAGCGTGCCACCACATGGTATCGTAATGCTGTGTCTTTGATTGCAGATAGAACTTCACAAGGTAAATTGATGAGAGAAGGCCGTATTAACGGCAGACCAAGTGCAGGTCGTATGAACTTCTTTGTTTATGACCCTAAATATAAAAAATCATTACCTTTTTACGATACATTCCCATTAGTTTTACCATTAGAACCTATCAAAGGTGGTTTTATGGGCTTGAACTTTCATTATTTACCATATCCATTGAGATTTAGATTATTAGAGCGTATGCAGAAATTCGCTAATAATAATCAGTTTGATAGTAGCACAAAACTTGAAGCGTCATATGGTGATGTTGCAAGTATTAATTTAATCAGACCAGCAATAAAGAAATATCTGTATAAACAATGTAAAACAGGATTTAGAAGAATTGATGTTGATGAAATGGCAATTGCAGTATATCTACCAGTAGCAAACTTTAAGAAAAGAAGTCTTGGCTCTGTATTCGCTGATAGTAGAAGGAAGATTTAATGGCAAAACAAAAATTAGGTGACCCTACAGATTATAGTTACAGAGTAAAGAAAGTAACAAAAATAGTAGATGGTGACACAATAGATGTATTATTAGATATGGGATTTGATATTCTATATCAACAAAGAGTAAGACTATTTGGTATTGACACGCCAGAGAGTAGAACAAGAGATTTAGAAGAAAAGAAGTATGGTTTATTGTCTAAATACTTCCTGAAAGCTGAATTATCACTTGGTAAGAAAATTACAGTTAAAACTTATAAAGGTGATGAAACAGGTAAATTTGGCCGTATTTTAGGCGATATATGGATTGACGGTAAGTCAGTAAATCAAAAAATGTGTGATAAAGGTTATGCAGTACCATATTATGGACAGAATAAAGATTTAGTTGAAGAAGCACATTTGAAGAATAGAAAAAGATTAGCAAACAAGGTAAAGTAAAATGGCAATTTTAAGAGGCGGTAGAAGAATAGGACCATTCGACATTAGACTAGGTATTCCTAGAGATAAGTCATTGAATGATGTACAAGGCGATAAGCGATTAGGCCGTACAATGGGACCTAATCCTGAATCTACAATAGGTAGAATGATGGCTACTATTGCTGAGGGTGAAGGCTTTGCAAGACCAAGTAGATTTATGGTTGACTTTATTTTACCAAGAGGTGTTAAAACAGAGTTTGTAAGATTAGGTTTAGAAAATGAAACTAAAAGGTCTACATTAATAGGACAACTTACAGAGGGTAATAAAATACAGAGAGGTTTAAGAGCATATGTAGATAGTGTTGATATGCCTGGTAGAAACCTTGATACAGTAGATTTAAAAATATACGGACCAAAAAGACAGATTGTAAATGGCCATAGTTTTAGTGGTGAAATTACAATGTCAGTATATTGTGACAAATATTTAAGACAAAGAAGTTTCTTTGAGATGTGGCAAAAAGCTGCATTTGACCAAGGTACTAACAATGTACACTTTTATGATGAGTACACAGGTGGTTTGAGAATATACCAACTAGGTGCATTTGCTGGCAACCAAGATAGAGATAGAATTGCCTATGGTGTAGAATTGTTTGAATGTTTTCCTAAAACAATTAGTGCAGTATCATATGGTCATGGACAAACAGACGAGATACAAAAAATTTCAGTAACCTTAGCATTTAGAAATTGGATTAACTTGACAATGGATAGAACTGGTACATATACTACTGGTGCACCATATGGCAAGCCGAGTGTAATAAGAGCTGAAGACAACAGTTTACTTGGTGGCTTACTAAACAAACTACCGCCTGAATTAAAAAGAGCAGGTAGAGATGTAGTAAATACCATTAAGCAAAGAGTCCCAATTGGGGCGGTGACAGGTGGAAAAGTATTTCCACCGTTATTTTAATATACAAAGGAGTAAATTATGGCGTTACCATTAGCCAATGTGGCAAAGTATGAATTGACTTTACCATCACAACAAAAGACCATTAATTTTAGGCCTTTTCTTGTAAAAGAGGAAAAGATATTATTAATGGCAATGGAATCCGGTGAATCTAAAGAGATGATATCGGCCATTAAAGAAATAGTTAAATCATGTACATTTGGTGAGTTACTTGCTGAAAACCATCCTATGTTTGACATTGAATATGTATTTTTACAAATTCGTGCCAAGTCTGTAGGTGAGAAAGCAAAACTAAAAGTTTTATGTCCAGATGATGGCGAAACTTATGCGGATGTAGAAGTTGATTTAGCAAAAGTTGAAGTTTTTGTAGATGACGACCATTCACCAAATGTTGTCATTGACGAAGATAGAAAGTTAGGTGTTACATTAAAATATCCTTCATTAAAAGATATTGATGGTGAAACATTAACAGGAGAAGTTAATATAGAAAAAACTTACAAGATGATTGAAAATTCTGTTGAAAGTATCTATGAGGGCGAAACAGTACATATGGCCAAAGATATAGAGAAAAAAGAAGTGACAGAGTTTTTAGAAAACTTGACGGCAATACAAATGAGAAAATTGACAGATTTCTACAATAGTATGCCGAGATTAGAACATAAAGTACAAGTGACTAATCCAAAGACAAAAGTTGAGTCTGAGGTTACATTAAAAGGACTAGCAAGTTTTTTCGTATAGCCCTCTCACATGATTCGTTAACGAATTACTTTGAAACGAACTTTGCTTTAATGCAACATCACAAGTATTCGTTAAGTGAACTTGAAAATATGATACCTTGGG